GTTTAGCAGAGTCAGACATTCGCTTAGATGCTGTTAGTAATCCTGACCTAACTTACGGCTGGGCAAAATTAACCGGGGAGTACCTTTCCCAGTTTGTCACTGATTCCAAGATGTTTATCTTTAGACCGTTTAGCGGCTACGGCTCAGACCAAGATGCCGATTATCCGTTCCCTAGTTTCATTGACCGCGCATTAGCCGGGGTTGAAGTCTTTGACATTTGGGGTGACGGTGAGCAGGTACGCGACTTCATCCACATTGAGGACATTGTTCAGGCTGTGCTTTGGCACGTTCAGACTGGGTATGACGGTACTTGGAATCTATGCTCTGGAGTTCCTACGAGTTTTAATGACTTGGCTCAAATGGTCTGCGAGGAAGCAGAACTCAAACCAATCTTCAACCACATACTTACTGCGCCAGTTGGTGTTCAGTATCGTGTTGGTAATCCTTATCAGTCACATCACTACTTCAAACCTCAGATTAGTTTGCGTGAAGGTATCCGTAGGGCATTAGTAGAACGCAAGTAGAATAGACCTAGACTTAGGAGTTACTTTGGCAATAAACAACGGATACGCAACTTTAGCGCAGCTCAAAGCCGCACTTAGAATTCAAGACACCGTAGATGACAGCCTGTTAGAGATGGCTGTTGAGTCTGCATCACGAGCTATTGACGGACACGCTGGGCGTTACTTTTATTCATCTGGTACAGCCACGCGCTACTACGCAGCTGACGATTCTTACATTACCCAGATTGACGATATCTCTGGTACAGCAATAACCCTACAAAGTTCTTCTGCTGGCGATGGCGTATTTGATACGACTTGGGCAGTAGGTGACTATCAACTAGAACCACTTAACGGCAACGTAGATGGTCTACAAGTTCCTTACACACGCATTCGTGCTGTCGAGAATTACTTGTTCCCGGTTGAGTCAGGTCAGGCACTTGTTAAATTAACAGCCGTCTTTGGTTATTCATCTGTGCCAATCGCTATCACTCAGGCTTGCATCATTCAGGCCAGCCGTATCTTTAAGCGTTTAGACTCGCCGCTTGGCGTAGCTGGCTTTGGCGATCTTGGCGCGATCTCTGTTACTAGGGACATTGACCCAGACGTTGCACAGTTGGTTTCGCCTTATCGCCGTATGCGTGGCTTTGCGTAATGGCTCAACTATCTGAAATCCGCACAGGGATTGCCACTAACCTTGCCAGCATTACTGGGCTACGCACAGCAGCCGTTATGCCTGATAACCCAAGTCCACCGATAGCAATAGTTCAGCCTGATTCGATTAACTACGATGACACATTCCAAAGAGGAATGCAGACTTATACGTTTACCGTCATTGTCTTAGTTGGTCGTGTAGCTGAACGATCAGCCCAAAATGCCATAGATGCTTTCTGTTCCAGCACCGGGGCATCAAGTATCAAGTTGGCTATTGAACGAGATAAGACACTCGGTGGGAAAGTGTATGATTTAAGAGTTACCGATATGAGAGCGTATGCCACGATCTCAGTCGGTGAAGTAAACTATTTAGCAGCAGAGTTCCTAGTTCTCTGCTACGCAGACTAAGGGAGCAACACACAATGGCGAAATTCGCAGCCACCGATTACAAGGTAACAATCAACGGCACAAACTTTTCTACAAACCTAAACAGCGTTGAACTTGCATTAGAGTCCGATGACTTAGAAACCACTGCTTTCGGTGGTGAATTCCGTACTCGTATCGGCGGTCTAAAGTCTGGCTCAATCACTTTGCAGTTCATGCAAGACTTTGCAGCAGCTTCAGTAGATGCAACCTTGTTCCCATTGTTTAACACATTGGCAACCGTTGTAATTACACCAACATCAGGAACTGTGAATTCAAGCAATCCGTCATATTCCGCAGTGGCCTTGGTGAATTCCTATACACCATTCGCTAGCTCAGTAGGCGATATCGCAACATTCAGCATTACTCTTCCTACAAGCGGAACCGTTACACGGGGAACTGTCTAACCATGAAGATCAACCTGCGCGTTACTTTTGAAGATAAGACGGTAGAGGAAGTATCTGCCACAGCTCGTGACCTTGTTGCATTCGAGGACAAGTTCACTAAAAGTGTTGCTTCGCTGGAATCAGAATTTCGGATTACCGACTTGTTGTGGCTTGCATGGCACTGGCTAGAACGTAAGGGTAAGACAAAACTTACGTTTGAAGAATGGTGCGATGAAGTAGACACTATTGAAGCGAGTGAAGAAAGCCCAAAATAATTGGGTTGGGTGACTCATCCCAACACTGGTATCTGGCTTATCTATCCTGCGAAACTGGTATTGCTCCATCAGTTTTAATGGAAGAATCTGAACGTATGCTTTTCACTATGGGTATGTATCTGCGCTGGCGAAACAGTCAGGGGAACTAATGGCTAAGTCAGAGTTTCTAAGTGGTCGTGCTGGCTACGCTCAAGTTGAGATTCAGATTGTTGGTTTGTATCCCTCACTAGCTCGATGGGCAAAGCAAGACCCTGAGTTCAATCAAGAGATTCGCAAGGCATCTGTAAACCTAATCGGCAAAGTGGTTACAGAGGTTCAGGCTCACGCCACCTACGCTGAGAAGCCAAGACAAGCTATGGAAGTTGCTAAGGGCTTTAGGGCTAGACCAGACCGTGTGCCTGTCGTTAGATTAAACGGCTCTGCTGCGTTCGTGTCTAAGTCACGCCCTAACCGTAGGCGTAAAACCAAGGTAACTAGAGGTGACGTATTCTTTGGTTCTGAATTTGGTTCTGATCGCCTAAAGCAATTCCCTGACCGTTCCCCTAGATTAGGCGCAGGAAATAGGGGTTATTGGTTCTGGCCGACTATCGAAGCCATGTCACCAACGATTAACCGGGAATACCTAAAAGCCCTAGAACGCATACTTTACAAACTCTAAATGGGCTAGACATACCGTATAACATCTGCTACCGTCTGAGGTATGTACGCAGTTAAATGGTGGTCAGTCAAGGACAACAGACCTAAGCCATACGCAGATTCTTGGGCTTCAATGTTGTCAGTCTTTAGTGCCTTGTCATAGCTCTCTTGTGCCTTGACTAAATCAAGTTGCGCTTCCTTTGCCTTAGCAATAGAGTCAGTAGAACTATTTTGAGCAGAACCAAAGTTTACGATTTGGCTAATTGAACTCGATACAGAACTTGCGTAATCCTTGAACTTTTGTTTTGCATCGTCAAATACAGTATTAGCACCGGTCAGGGCTTCACCAAACTTTGCAATCTTTTCAGCAGCAGACTTGCTTGCGCCACCAACAGACTTAGATGCTTTACCGCCACCACCCGGAGTGTCAATAGCTTCTGAAAGTTTTTTGGCTTCATTTGCAATGTCTGAAAGATTAGTTTGTTCTTCCTTTAGTTGCTTGCTGAAATTGCCATAAGCTACGCCAGCACTATCTATGCCCTTTATCAAAAAATCTAAATTACCAATTTCTTGAATTACATCGCCACTTTCTAAGACTCTCTGAAAGGCGTTGTATCCCTTGATGAGAATGTTAGTTGCAGCTGATACTGCGTTTCCTACTTGAACAAAAGCAATAACTACACCACGAATAGTCTTGAAAATTGCTTGACCCCAAGACATGGTGGCATCAGTACCTTTAACGAATGCAGCAATGATTAAAAGAATGACAGTCGGGATAAGAACTATGCGCTTTACTAAGAACTGGAATGCAGTAGCAAGACCTTGCACCATCTTGATCATGTATCCAACAGCAACCATTGCTGGGCCAAGTGCAGCAGCAAAGAAACCAATCTGAATGGCAGTAACTACGGCTTCTGGTGAAAGAGTCTTAAAGGCTTCGATAAATCTCTGCATAACTGGCAAGACTTGGTTACGAATAACGCCAACCACGTTGATCATAATTGGCATAAGCACTGCGCCAAATGAACCAGATAAATCCTCTATCTGTGCGCCTAAGAATTTCTTTTGGTTAGCAAGACCGCCAGCAGTACGAGCTACGTCACCTTGCTGTAAAGCAGTATCCCTAAGAATGAGTGCGTAAGCAGCTTGGGACTTTTGAGCAACTGTCAAAACGCCTTGACCGTTGTAGATACCTAAGTTCAGTGCTTCCTGACGTAAACGCACATCATTAAGAGCAACACCGAAACGCTTTAGCGGTTCTGTTTCCCCGGATAGACCAGAGCGCAATGCGGTTAAAGCATCGTCAATAGGCACGTTGTTAAAGGAAGCCATGTCTGCTGCAAGTTCAACCAAGCGCATAGACATTTTTGCAGACTCAGCCTGACCAATGCCAAAGGCTTGGAACAAGTTGCCGTAAGTTCCAGCAGCTTCTAAAGCAGCTCGTGTTGATACACCTAATGAAGTAGATGTTGTCTTAGACCACTTAGCAAGTTCGCCTGCTTGTGTCTTGAACACAGCATTAACTTTGGCTTCTGCTTCTGCAAGATTAGAAGCATCTGTAACGGTCTTGTTCATTACAACGCCAAGACCTGCAAGTGGCAAGGTTACGTTTCTAGTAAGGCTCTGACCTGTGCTTATGAAACTCTTACTAATAGATTGAGTAATACCACCAAAGGTATTGCCCATTGCTTTGCCGTGTTTTTCAATGTCCTTGAAAGACTTAGTTAAGCCAGCAGTGTTGCCAATAAATTTGACTTCATAGCTTTTGCTTGCTGTGGCTGCCACTAAGACTCCTAAGTGGCAGAAGCACCTGCCATTAACTCTAAGAATTCACGGAGCATATCTGCCCGTACTTCCTTTTGACTCATTCCATTGTACCTAGATAAGTCAATGTCCTTAAATTCTATTTCACATTTAGTGCATACTTTGCTGAGTGTGCATCTGCATTCCCAATGGTCTACTGGTCTTTGTGACTCACGCCTTGTAACGGTTACAGGTGGTCGGTCTGTATAGCGGTGTTCAGGTGCTTGCATGATTTCACCGTGACCACGCAAGGTCTGGTGATCTGCATTAGGTGCGTGTTGTGGTGCAAAGAAAATACGGGCTGGGTCGCTGGTCTGTGGATCGCCAACAATGTCTAGGAACTCGTGCATCTGTTTCCAGACTGAATACCATTCGTGGCTAGGCACAGGTTCAGCAAACGGAATAACAATGTGCCAGTGCTGGTCATCAGGTGCGTGGCTGTAAGTCGTGTAGGCAATGAACTCAAAGCCTTGCAGTTTGTCTAACGTATTGTTTAAGGCTTCGCCGTCTAGATCAGCAACGAATGCGTTGATAGCAATTACGTTCTTGTTACCTCTAAAGCCGTTCTCAACGTAGGTCACAGGGCTGTATAGATGCCCTTTGTATTTGTCCTCACGCTCTGCGTGATGCGAAAGCAGGCTTACAAAGCTAGCCCAATCATCTGCGTATGGCTTAGGTCTGTTGTCCTTAACTGACCACCATTTAACTGCGTACATAGGTCAGACGATAGCACTTGTTATACGCTATGTCTAGCCCATTTAGAGCTTGTAAAGTATGCGATCTAGGGCTTTTAGGTATTCAGCACTGATGCTTGGAGCCATTTTCTCAATGGTAGGCCAGAAGAAATAACCTCTGTTTCCAGCCCCTAGTCTGGCTGATCTACCGGGGAATTGGCGCAATCTATCAGAGCCAAATTCAGCACCAAAGAAAACATCACCACGAGTAACTTTTCTTTTGCGCTTACGGTTAGGGCGAGATTGAGATACGAATCCAGACCCAGTGTTGAGTTTAATTACCGGCACACGATCTGGTCTAGCTCTGAAACCTCGTGCAGACTCTATCGCTTGTCTAGGGTTAGGTGCTTGAGTTGCAGCTGACTGAACATTAGTAACCACTTTGCCAATTAAATTAACAGAAGCCTTACGAATTTCCTGATTAAACATAGGGTCAGATTTAGCCCAGCGAGCTAGCGCAGGATAAAGACCAGTGACCTGAATCTCTACTTGTGCATAACCAGCACGACCACTAGCAAACTCTGAGATTGCCATTAGTTCCCCTGACTGTTTCGCCAGCGCAGATACATTCCCATAGTGAAAAGCATACGCTCAGATTCCTGCATTAAAACTGACGGAGCAATGCCAGTTTCACAAGCAAGATAAGCCAAATACCAATGTTGG